GGTCATGCTAGTCGTGGGTGGCGTATTAAGAAGCGTAGAGATGACGCTAAGATAACAAACAAAGTGCCTTATATCGGAAGACTTGAAAACGGGTGGAGTAGTAAAGCAAAGAATGGTATTACTAAAGAAGCGAAAAAAGTTATTCAAGCAAAAAGAAATGCAGGCGAATATAAAATGAACAAGAGAAGGAAATAATATTATGACAGTATTAAGTAAGGCGAAAGAACATTTCAAAGAGATTGCTAATCAAGGTACAGCACATATTGATGTCCCAGAATGGGAGACAGTAGTGTACTGGAATATTGGTGGTCTTAACTTTGCACAACAAAGCAAAGTGATTGAATTACAACAGAGTGGCAAATCAGCAGAAGCACTAGTTGAAATGATGATAATGAGGGCACAAGATTCCGAAGGGAAAAGAATGTTCAAGTTAGCAGAAAAGACTGAGATTATGCGAGAAGTTGACCCTAATGTGATTCTTAAAGTAGTAACAGCAATGGGTGATTCAGACACAGAAGTAGATGGAGACCCAGTAAAAAATTAACAGAGGACCGTGAACTACTTGTCTTATTTCATTTAGCCCACGAATTAAAAAAGTCCGTTGTTGAAGTTATGCAGATGCCAGCGATTGAAGTCGCATATTGGACAGCATACTTTGATGTCATAAGGAGAGAACATGAGCGACATGAATTTAATCATCAAAGCAACAGACCAGGCAAGCACGGCCCTAAAAAATATTAATGGCAATGTTGACAAACTAGACAACAAAGTCAAAGGGGCGAATAGCAAATGGGGTGGTATGAAAACTGCCATCGGTGCCGCGGCTCTAGCCGCTGGCGCATTTGCTGGTATTAAGATTGTTGGTGATAAGATTAACGATATGGATGCGTTGGCTAAATCAGCCAGAGCCGCAGGCTCCGCAACATCTAACGAAGCATTCAAAGGATTCCAAGTATTAGGTCAAGCAATGGATGAAGCGGGTATTAATACCGCAACATATGAAAGAGCCCTATTACAAACAACCACTAGATTACAACAAGGTACAGAAGGACAGAAGTCTTTTCAGAAAATCACAGATAAACTCGGTGATAGTATTAAGACCTCAAACGGTGAATTAAAAACAGGTCCAGAATTACTTATCGCTATGACGAATGCCCTAAATGCGGGCACGATATCAACTGAAGAGTTCTCAAAAGTTGTCGGTGGTAAAGCAGGACCTGAGATAGCCGCACAGTTCGCCTCGTTAAACACATCAGCAGAAGACCTACAGGCAACGCTTGATGATGTAGCCGCGAACTCTAATATCGTTGATTTAGATGCTGCCAATAATGCAGAGAAGTTCAACGACACAGTGGGTAGATTAAAGAACTCATTTGGTCAGTTATTCACCGACGCCCTAACACCATTAATGCCAGTTCTGGCAAATTTAGCAGAAGATGTATTAGCCGCTATGCCAGGGATTATAGACACGGTATCAGATGCGTTAGAAAAGATGAAACCATTATGGGATGCGTTAGGAATCATATTTAATGATGTGATTGTTCCGATACTTGGCACTCTATTTGATATATTAGGTCAAATCTTTGACGCAGTTATGCCATTAGTTGAATCCGCTCTTCCTAAATTTAAGACAGCGATTGAAACAGTTAAAGATGTTATAGAAACAATTGTAGAAAAGATAACAGGTGCTATCACAGCCATTGGAGACTTTAAGGACACAGTGTCAGAAATGGCAGGTGGTGTTAAAGATAAGATTTCAGATATGGCTTCATCAGTAACAGGCAAATTTGATGATATGACTGGTGGTATGTTAACCAAAGCAGGTGATGCCGTTGATGGCGTGACTGGTTGGTTCGGTAGTATGTATGACACAGTTGTCGGTAACTCTATTATTCCAGATATGGTTGATAGAATACTTGAAGAATTTGACAGAAACGGCAAAGGAATGGTCGCAAAGACCAAACAAGCGACTGCCGAAGTTATCGGAGAGTATAGAGAAATGGGCATTGATATTGAAAAGATTGTCCGCGAACTTGGCGATAGCACTGGATTCACAAGCAAAGAATTAAGAACCGCAGCCGCAAATATGTCTCCTTTAGTTAAAAAAGCGAAAGACTATGCTGACCATATAGAAGAGGTCAACCACGAAAATGAGATAAATGCTCAAATCATGGCCAACTTAACTGAAAGTTATCATGCTGGCACAATCGGTCTTAATGATATGTCAGAAGCAATGGCATTCTTTGGTATTCATTCAGACACAGCGTTAGGCAAAGCAGTTCAAGTACAAGACGCAATCAAATCAGGATTTGCTGGTATGGCAAGTTCAATTGGCGACACATTCTATGATATGTTCGCTGGTGTAACAAGTGTTATGGACGGACTAAAGAATATCGCTGGTATGGTATTTCAGATGGTTGCTAAAGCAATCATTCAGACAATGATTGTTAAACCTTTGATGGCAGCAATGGGTATTCCTATGTTCGCACAAGGTGGATTAGCCGCAGGTGGTAAACCAGCGATTGTCGGTGAGAATGGACCAGAGTTAATTGTCCCATCAAGCAACACAAGAGTATTCTCAAACAGTCAAACAAATGGTATGTTAAATACTAATAGTGACGAAGGACCATTAACAGTAAACTTTAACTTGAATGCTGTATCAACAAGAGATGGTGTTGAGTTCTTAATAGAAAATAAAAGTACAATTACAAGTGTCATCCAAGAAGCGTATCAAACAAGAGGCAGAAACGGACCACTAGGTTAGGAGAATTAAATGGCATTAACAACATATACAAATTTAGACAGTTCAGATGCAAGTCTTAGAGTATTCCCAACAACAGTTAAACCAACAAAGATTAGTGTTTCAATAGAACAACCAACGCTCACATCAACAACAAATGCGTTAACAACACAAAGAAGAAGTCTAGGAGCACACAGAATACAATTAGAGTATACCTATCCTCCGATGGACGCTGATGAGATGCAACCCTTTATTGGTTTCTTTAACGCCATGCAAGGACAAGCAAAAGCATTTAAGTTGAATGTACCAAAAGAGTTAATCAACGATAGCACACACATAACAGATTCAACTGTAAAAGATGTAACAACAAGTTATGGTGTAGGTTCCCGTGAAGTGATAGTAAACAACTTTGGTAACAATCTTACAACAGCGATTAAAGCCGGTAACTTCATTCAATTTGACAACCACGATAAGATTTATGTTATAGCCGCTGATGGTGGTAGTCATACAGATGGTACTTGTAGAATTAGATTTGAGCCGGGACTTCTCACAGCCATCACATCTGGTGAGTCGCTAAATAGATTTAGTGACGACATACCGCTTCATGCAATATTCGCCAGTTCAACAATTGAATTTGATGTGAATAGTGCGTTGTTGTATGGCTTTAAGATAAACTTTATAGAACAATGGACGGACTAAGATGGCAGGCAGAGGATTTAATAGCACAGCAAAGACAGAAAGTGCCAAGAGTTTCAACTCAATCGCAACTTTAGTTGAGGTAGTAGTAGACCCTAGTAACCCAAATTACTTAACAGACTTTGCAAGAAACATATCACACGATTCTAAAACATTCTTGTCAGCACAAGGTATGTTAAGTATTAGTTCTATAACGGAAAACAACAGTAACGGTATTGAAACAGTATCTTTATCACTATCTGCTGTTCCGGAAGAGTTCGTAAATCTTTTCTTAGATTTTTCTTATATTGATAGACCAGTTAAGATTCATAAGGTGTTCTTAGACGCCGGTGGAGCGGTTCTAGGCAACTCTATGCTTATCTTTGATGGTCGTATAGATAAACCAATTATTAAACACGACTTTGAAGGTAAAACAGCAACAATTGGTATTACAGCAAGTTCACACTGGGCAAACTTTGAAAGAAAGAGTGGACGCTTCACCAATGATGCTCATCAACAAACATACTTTAGTGGTGATGATTGCTTTAAGTTCTCAATTGATTATGAAAAAGAAATTGTATGGGGACAAGAAGATTAATGAGTACTGAACTCAAATATGAAAAACTCTGTGTTAGAGACACTAAAGATGTCATTGAATTATGTAGGACTTGGTGGTATCAGTCTAAGTTTTTTGAGAATACAAATATGCAATTTGAGTCAACACAAGAGTATTGGTGGAATCTATTCCAATTAGGTGTGATGATGGGCACTGTAGGAAGAAACGAAGATAAAGAATTAAAGAGTTGTTATGTAGCAATGAAACAACCATATATGTTCAATCATTCTTATATTATGGCGTCAGAGATTGTATGGTGTATAGATAAAGAGTATAGAAGTGGTAGAAACTTAATACAGTTATTAAATGAGATAGAAGACTGTAACAAAGACGAAAACACATCATTCTATAGCCTTAATCTTCCAGTATTAGAAGACACCCAAAGACTAGTAACGAAATTAGAATCAAGGTCTTTCTTCAAACAAGATATGTCAATGATTAAAGAAACAAATTTGGAGAAGCAAGATGGCTAAATTAATAGCGGCAGCGGTTAGTGTTGGAGCAGGGCTTTTAGTGGGTGCAGGTGTAGCAGCCGCAACAGCAACAATTGTAGCAACGATTGTGGTAGGTATAGCGGTAGCCGCAGGAGCGGTAGCAATCGCAAACAAACTGCAAAAAGCAATGACGCCTGATTTAGGTAGTGCCGCTGAATTTGCTGCCCAAGGCGCACAAGGTATTATGGTGAACAAAACTGGTTCATCACAGCCAATACCAGTCATTTATGGTAAAACAAGAACAGGTGGCACAAGAGTATTCGCTGAAACAGAGGGTACAGTTGGTGATTATGAAAACGCATATCTTCATCTTGTATTTGCAATTGGTGAAGGTGAGATGAATAAATGTTCAGCAATCTATTTTGATGGTGTTGAAGCAGGTACTTGTTCATCAGCAGGTTCAACAGACCCAGGCAGTTGGTCAATCAACTCACCGTGGTCTGGTAAAGTGAATATGTATTTTAGACCAGGTACAGACAGTCAATCAGCAATTAGTGCCTTGACAAGTAAAGCATCTTGGACAGACCCTAGATTTAGAGGTATCGCATACGCATATCTAAGACTAGAATACGATGAAGATGTATGGAAGAATGGTCTCCCAGAAGTAACATTTGAAGTTGAAGGTGTTAAAGTGCCAGCAACAAGTGATGGCACAACATTAAGTTATTCAGATAATCCAGCAAGATGTGTACTAAATTATTTGGTTAACACTCGTTATGGTAAAGGTATCGCACCAGCAGATTTAGATTTAACATCATTTGCTGACGCAGAAACATACTGTAACACAAAAGGTTTTCATACAAGAGGAAATGTATCAACAAACGGAACACTTCACGCAAACTTGATTGACTTACTGTCATCGTGTCGTGGATATATTGCTTTTGGTAACAGGTATAGAATGTTAATTGACAAAGCAAGTAGTGAAACACCATTTGAATTAACAAAAGATAACATTATAGGAAATATTGATTATATCCTAGGAGACAAATCAACGATGTTCAATAAAATGACTGCTAAATTTATTGATGAATCAACAGAATACAAAGATAATATTAAAGTGGTGGCTAGTTCATCATTAAAAACAGTAGATAATGGTATGGACTTAGAAACAGAGATTCCTATGCCATTCGTAAAGACAGAAAGTATTGTTAACCAAATATTAATAGAAGAGATTAACCAATCAAGGCAGTCACATATGATTCAATTAAAATGTACTGTTGAAGCAATAGACTTACAAGTTGGTGACCTAGTAAATGTAACAAATGAAACATTCGGTATAACACAGAAAACATTTAGAGTATTAAATACAATTATTGAGCCGAGTAGTGAAATAACATTAGCGTTAAGAGAGTATGATGCAGATGTATACGGTTCTTCTATCATATCTGACGAACTTGCAGATAACAACGATTAGGAGTAGAGTATGGCTATAAAATTAAGAACACCAAATACAAATATTCAAGCAGGAAGCATTAATACAAACTTTCTTAAAGATGATGCCGTAACAACAGATAAGATAGCAGACGATGCCGTAACATTAGCGAAGATAAGCACATCTGGTGCTTCAAACGACCAAGTATTACAATACAACTCAACATCAGGCGAAGTAGAATGGGGTGATGCTGGAACATCTTCTTTTGACCCTGCAAATGCTGGTGCCATCGCAAATACAACAACCATTAATCCAGCCGCAAATAATACTTATGATATTGGCGGTCCAACTCTCAAATACAACGACATTTATGCTGAAACATTCCAAGGCACTGCCGTATTAGCAGGCACCTTGACAACACCTGGAACTGCCGGTGATATATTAACATACCAAGATAGCAGTAACAAATGGCTGTCATCAGAAACAAATACAGTCGGACAATTTAAGTTAGACGGTTCATCAGGAGGTGTAACAGCGCCAATATTAAAGTTAATAACAGACAATACTGGTTGGAATAGACCACAAATGATATTAGAAGACTCAAATGATGATGTTGTTGCTATTGTAGGACAAAACAGTACTACGGGATCACGGTACCAGTATAATTTCACATTAGACCCGAATAATACTAAACCTAGAACAAATGTAGGTGGCAACGGCAACACATATGCTGGTGATTACTTCGTTTCATTTAACAAAAAATATGCTGACCAAGATAACATTAAAATGTCTATGGATGTATATGGTGCAAACGATGGATTTGAAATAGAAGTTAGAGATGATGCAA